TCATTTGACCAAAATATTAGTGTTTGGGATATAAACCAAGTCACTAATTTTACTAATTTTATGATAGGGGCGACTTTATCGACAACAAATTACGACCTTCTTTTACCAGCGTGGGATGCACAAGGAGCAATGTCATTTAGTGGAACTGCTCACTTTGGATTTAGTGCATACACAGCAGGCGGAGCGGTAGCTACGGCACACGCAAGCTTGACAACTAAATGGGGTGCAATAACAGATGGAGGAGCAATAAACGGAAGTTTTGATTTCACTTGGAAAACAGACAATGTAGGAACGAGTAATGACGATCAAGCAACATTACCTATAACAATTTCAGCGGGTTTAAATCTAGTTGTAACTTGGGGAGACACTGACGGATCTACAACAAGTTTAAATTCCGCTAGTTCTGCGGGGGATTTAACACATACATATTCTGGAGGAGCAGGTACAAAGAGTATTTCAATATCAGGATCAGGAATTAATGGATTTTCTTTTAATAACGGTGGAGATAAATTAAAAATATTACAAGTTTCACAAGTTGGTGATTTAGATTTAACGGAAACATCAACATTTTTTGGATGTACTAATTTAACGTGGACGGCAACAGACGCTCCAACAATTACAACAACTAATTTAGAAAATACTTTTAGAGATTGCACCAATTTTAATGGAGATATAAGTAATTGGGTTGTAAGCAATGTTACTAATATTAATTTTATATTATCTAGTGCTGCTGCTTTTAACCAATCTTTAAACGGTTGGGATGTAAGTAATGTATTAACAATGGATAGCGCATTTAATGGAAACTCTATTTACAATCAGCCTTTAAATAGCTGGAATGTAGGAAGTGTTACAGACATGAGCGACATATTTAATGGTGCTTCTTTATTTAATCAAGATATTAGTTCTTGGAATGTAAGTAGCGTTCTAAATATGAATGGTATGTTTAATAATACCACTAATTTTAATCAAAATATTAGTTCATGGGATATCAATCAGGTAACTGATTTCGTTAACTTTATGAACGGTGTAACTTTATCTTTAACAAACTACGATTTAATTTTACCAGCGTGGGACGGGCAAGGAGCAATGTCTTTTAGCGGAACGGTTAACTTCGGAGCAAGTACTTATACGGCAGGAGGAGTAGTAGCAGCAGCACACGCTAGTCTAGTGACAAAGTGGGGCGGTATTACAGACGGAGGAGCGATAAGTGGCGGGTTTGATTTTACTTGGAAAACAGACAATTCAGGTGCATCAAATAGCGACCAAGCAAGACTACCTTTTACAATTTCAGCAAGTTTAGACTGCGTTGTAACTTGGGGAGATGCAGACGGATCAACCACAACATTAAACGCTAGTAGTGTAACAGGAGACTTAACACACACGTATTCAGACGGAGCAGGAACGAAAAGTATTTCGATATCGGGTACAGGGATTAACGGATTTAGGTTTGCTGGATCTGGTGATTTGTTAAAGATTTTAGAGGTTTCAAATGTTGGAAACCTAGATATAACAGCAGATGCAACCTTTCTTAATTGTGCTAACTTAACATGGACAGCTACAGATGCGCCAACAATTACAACAACTAATTTAACTCAAACTTTTAGAGGTTGTTTTAATTTTAACGGAAATATTAATAACTGGGACGTAAGCGGTGTTACTACTTTGGCTAATATGTTTCATGTAGCTTCTTCTTTTAACCAGCCGTTAAACGATTGGAATGTAAGTAGTGTTACGGATATGGCTAATTTATTTAGACAAGCTTCTGTATTTAATCAACCGTTAAATAGCTGGAACACAAGTAGTGTCACCGATATGCAACTAACATTTTTTAATACGCCATCTTTTAACCAAGATATTAGCGCATGGGATATTAACCAAGTTTCTCTTTTTGGTAATTTTATGACAGCTTTAACTTTGTCTACTGCAAATTACGATTTGTTACTAACTGCATGGGATGCACAAGGAGCCATGTCATACAGCGGTACTATACCATTCGGTTCAAGCAAATACACAGGAGGCGGAGCAGTAGCAACAGCAAGAGCGAGTTTAGTGACTAAATGGGGTGCAATAACAGACGGTGGTATAGCATAATAATAAATAAATAGATATGAATACAGATAACAACGGAATTTACAAGCCAGAAAAATTAACTTACTACATTTGTAAAGATGAAAATGGAAAAATTATGCTTTACGGAAAAGTTGAAAAAGGTTTAGTTATGACCTCTAAATACACAGACATTACAGAATTTGTAAAAAAAGAAGATTACATTAACGAGCTGTTAGATAGTGGAATTACTATAAAAGGAGAATTATAATGAAAGTCAGAAAACTAAACTGGATAGACAAAATACCAAACGACAAAAAAAGTCACGTATTTTTAGGTCAATTAGTAAACATGCCATTTATATTATTTTCGATGTATATGGGTAGTTTGTTTTTATCTCCTTTTTTGGGTGCAAATATAGGTGCTATCCTATGTATTTGCGGTCACATAGGAATAGAAATACACCAGCACATAACAAAGACTGGGAAGGCTGAAAAGTTAGATGCTTTAGCGGGTAGTTGGAGCGCAATAAACATAATAATAATCATAAATATTTTATACTTTTTAATATGAACTTTAAGAACATAGTAACAAATATAGTCGGGTTTGTCTTTTGGGTTGTAGCAATTAAAGACGCTGCATCTGATGATCCTTCTATTTCATTTATAACGACAATGACGCTTATTGGATTTGTTTTGTTTTTGTTTCGTGTTAAAGATAGCATAGATTTTGTAAAAAGGTTTTTAAACAAGAAATTAGAGAAATAATGGCACAGAAAACTAACAACCAATTTCTGCAAGAGATTTCAGAATCGCAAAAAAAACAAGCTGTTGAACAATTACAATTAGCATCCGATTTTTCGGCTTATGTAAATAAAACAGATTTGAAATTTGCTGAAATATTAAGCCTTTTAGAGAGTAACGACAAAACAAAACAAAAAGGTGTAATTGAGCAAGTATCTTTAAATACAGGTAACATTGCAACTATAAAAACTGATATGAAAATTGATAAAAAAATAGTTTATTCTTTTGGAATTGCTTTTGTGTTTTTATTTAATTTTGTTGTAAAATACTTTTGGAAATAATGACAAAATACTTTAAAGAAATAGAAGAAAATATGCAACCTCATTTTTTAGCTAAATTAGATGAGGCTAGAGAGTATGCGGGAATACCATTTGTAATTAATTCAGCTTACAGAAGTCCAACACATCCATTAAGTATTAAAAATCCAACATCAAGCCATATAAAAGGTTTAGCTGTTGACATCAGGTGCAATACTAGTCGTAATAGATTCCTTGTATTAGATGCTCTTATAGCTGTTGGATTTAATCGTATAGGTATTGCTGATAGCTTTATTCATGTGGATTTAGATTTAAGTAAAAGCGATAATGTAACTTGGACTTATTAAATAAAAAAAGGCAAAAAATCAACTAACGCTGAATAGAATGCCCTTGTATTTGTACTTGAGAAACACAAATATAATAAAAATTTTCAAATAAACAATATGGATATAAATTTAATTTTAATAATGCCTAACTCTATGATGATAGGATGGCAATACTACGAACCAGAAGAGGACTTTGACTTTACAGAAGTTAATCTATTTTTATTATTTATGCAGCTTCAGTTAAGATGGGGTAAAAATCTATAAGACATTAAATTAAAAACCCCTGAATTAACAGGGGGTTGATTTTAAAAAAACTATTTGGATCCTACCCCAATTATACTAAAATAAATTAGTAGACTGCGAATTTACAACAATTTTTTAGATAAACAACATGAAAAGCAAATTATTTTTTTTTATTATTAGTTTTACTTTACTTTTTGGCTGTGTTGCTAAAAAAACCAGTACAGAATTTAAAGAAGTTATTAAAAGAGATTCGATTTACATTGTTAAAGATAGGTTTATTACTCAAAAAGTCATAGATACTTTAATTGTAGAATCTCCATGTGACAGCGTTACAGGTGTTTTAAAAAACTTTGAAAAAGAAATTATAACACCACAAGCAAAAGTAAAATTAAAGTCCGTAAAAGGCAATATAGAAGTGTCTGTAAATATTGATAGTATTGTAAGTTCTAAAGTTACAGAATTTAAACAGAATTATAAAAATAAAACACAAATAAAGGAGGTTGAAATAATTAAATTTCGTACTCCTCTATGGATGTGGGGGATAATTTTAATTCAGGGGTTAATTATATTTCTGTTTATTAGATTTAAGTAAACTTAACCGATACACGCTTTTTTGGCGTATAAACGTAACTCTGTTGTGGTTATACAGTTGTTAGCAACCATAGAAAATATTTCTCAATCAATCGTGAAACTTTCTTTTTTTTCTGTGTTTTACTTTTTGCGGTAATTGCTGTAAGTCTTCTTTAGTGTGTCTGTATTCATTACCTGTATCTGTTAAATTAATCATTAATGGTTCTGGTTGATGAAAAGAATCTAATTGTTTTATTTCAGAGAAGGTTATGTTACTATGTTTGCAATGACCTACTATTATTATATTACTCATATTTTATGTTTTGTTTATGTAATTAAAAACGTTTGCCAACACCATGCAAAGTGCATTAAAACGCACATTGCACTTGCACGTTAGGCACAATTACTTCCCACCACTTAATGAGAATTTTAACTGTTCTTTGCATTCGCTTGATTTATCTTTTACAGATTCAAATATTTTAGTCGCCACATCCATATCGCCGCACACTAAATTAAATGGTATATCAAAGCAATGCCATTTTCCTTTCTCAATTCTTTCAGCTCTCGATTGGTTTGTTTTATTCATAAATTCTCTAACATCTTTAGGGAATTCTATTCCTAATCTGTTCTCTATCTGTTTTACATTTAAGTTTCCTAACATCATAATTATTTGTTTTTAGTTTTAACAAATATACAATTAAATTATGTAACAATGCAACTAATTTTAAGTTATAATTATAATGAAGCCAATTAAAAGATTTCGTGCGAAATTTAACCCTGATAGAAAGGGGGTGTATTCTGTTTCTATAGTAGACGAGCCAGCGATGGAAGGCGACTTTATCCAATTTAATAAAGAAGATAAAGTGCAGTTTGCTTTTATGAGCGAAAACAAGACCCGTGTTATGGGTTTGATTTTACAGCCTGATAAAGATGTATTAAGATTTGACGAAGAGACACAAGAACACTACAACGTGTTTTTCACGGCTGAAGACATTAAAGACGTAGCTTATAATTTTCAAAGACAAGGTCACCAAAATAATTCAACTAGACAACATGACGGTGTAGCTATTGAAGGGGTGAGTTTTGTTGAAACTTGGCTAGTTGAAAATCCTAAAATAGATAAATCTGCAAACTTTGGATTTAACTACCCTAAAGGATCATGGGTTGGTGTCATGGATATTACAAATAAAGAAATTTTAAAAGATATTGAGCTAGGCAAATACAAAGGCTTTAGCATAGACGCATTAATGCAATTTGAAGAACAATTAAATTTAAATCAATTAAACATGAGTGAAAATAAGAAAGACAATGATTTGTTATCAGCAATTGATACCAGATTTGCGCAATTAAAAGAATTTTTAAAGCCTAAAGAGGTGAAATTGGCAGAGCATGAAAAGCCAGAGGATGAAAAAGTAAAGCTTAATGAGCATTATGATGATAAAGATGAAAAAGTAAAGCTTGAAGAAAAAGAGGAGGAAAAAGTTGACTTAATGGAGCATGAAGATGAGGACAAAGATAAGACTAAAATGGCTGAACACACCGACCTTAATTCAATGTTAGAAAAGATTATCGCTAACATTCAAGAAATGATGACTCCTTTAATGGATGAGGATGTTGAAATGAAAAAAGAGACGGTTGAATTAGCTAAAAGAGTTGAGGCAATTGAGAAATCTAACGTTGCATTCGCTAAAGAAAATGAAACTTTAAAAGAAGAAATTTTAGCATTTTCAAAAGAACGAGCAACTAAATCAATTAAGCAAGCTCCTAGTCAATTACCATACGCTCAAATGAGCAACGTTCAGAAAATGGAACATAACATGAGAAAATCTAAATACTAAAAAATGGCGAAATTAGATACAACCAATCCATTTAATGTAGGTGTTTCTTACGAAGCTTTTTTGTCAAATGTTAAAGGAAAAATTACAGTAGATTCTTTATTAAAGGCTGCTAAATTAGATGCTAACCAAATTGATTGGATTAAAACAGAATTAAAAAATTTAAAAACAAAAAAATAAAAAATTATGAGTGTAAATTATAGCGGAACTAAAACCGATAAATCAGTATTTGAGAAAATACAAAGAGAATTATACGCGGAATCTGACACTATCAGAGAGCAGTGGATAGAAGTTAATCAGGGTCATAAATCTGGAACAGAGGTTTACGAATCTAGCGTAGGTGTAACAGTAAGTGCAGCAACTACAGCGGGCGTAACAGCAACAGGAGACGTTGATTTAAACGTTAACAAATCAGTTGTTAATTTAGTTTCTTACCAATTCCAAGACGTAATTGATGAAGTATCTTTACTAGGTACTAGATTTGAGAAGTCTATGGCAGCAGGAGCATTTAACATCGATTCAGCAGAATTTGACAGAGAAGTATTAATACAAGTTGCACCAGCAATTAGTGAGGCTGTAGAAGGCTTTATATGGAACGGAGCAACGGCTGCACAACAAACATTAATTGCGGATTTAACCCCAGGAGCAGCACAAGGTGCTATTTCAGCAGGAGCGCAAACATTAGTAGCAGCGATGCCAACTAACTTGTTTAATTCTTTACCAGCAACAATATTACACAATGATTCACAAGCTAAAGCAACTCCAGGAGCTGGATTAGGTGACTACATTAAAGTACTAAACATTGCAGCGGTTGATAAAGCTTCTATTGCAGCGGAATATGATAAAATTTATCAGGCTGCTGATTCTAAAGTAATCAATAACAGACAAGAAACGCCAAGATTCTACGCTCCTTATGGCGACAGACAACTTATCAAATCTGCTAACAACTCTGTAGGTGCAGCAAGTAACAAAAACTTTATAATTGAAGGTTTTGGAGAAAATGAAAGAATTTTTTACAACAACGTAGAAATCTATTTCGTGCCTTTAACAGGATTCAGGATTTTAGCAATTCCATCTTATTTGAAATTGTTAATGGACTTAACGTCTGATGTATCTTCTTTAGAGGTTGGGCAAATGGCTAACGGTGCAAGACAACGTTATATTAAGAACATTCAAACGGCAACGACATGGGTCGTTGGTCAAAAATATGTGACCCTCTACGGTGGATAAAATTTAAATAATTAATCATTGAAAAGGAGGTATAGGTTAATCCTGTACCTCTTTTTTTTATAAAACAAAATAAAATATGTCAGATATAGCAGCAGGAAGATTAAGAACCGATGATAATTTACAGGGGGGTGTGGAGACCATTTACTTCTTTAATTATCTAGCCGACGCTTTTACGGTAACGGCAAACGTAGCAACCGCAATTAACGCAGGTTTAACAGCGGTTTACAATTACGATATACAAGGAGACGGTAACACTTTAACGGAGTCTAATATTGCAGATAAAAAAACTGGAAACAAAGTAAATACAGTTACTTTAGTTTCGTTTTTAAAACAAGTAAATTCAGAAACAAATGTTGAATTAGATAAGCTTTTAGAAACTAGAATTTCAGCAGTTTATAAAGATTTTAACGATCAATATAGATGGGTAGCAATTAAGGGATTTAACGTAACATCAACAGGTGAATTAGTTACAGGTGGTGGTAGAAATGACCCTAACGGTTACAACGTTACTTTAGTGGCTGAACAAAAAGGATACTCTCCTAGTTTAGATGCTGCAACAGTAACAGCTTTATTAGCTTTAGTAGCTTAAAATTACTTATTATTTAAAAAGCCTTGCATTATTGCGAGGCTTTTTGTATTTATTTATTGTTGTTATACGATTGTTGTCCACCATTATACTCATTCGGAAATCCGTCCAATAAAAGAATGGGTTTATTAGCACAATCTCTCATTTTATCTAGTACCCATTTTATACCATCCAAACTTTCAGCACTCACGCTCACACTATTTTCTGTATAACTTTCTGGATTGCCATCTTTATCGTAATAAACTTCATGTATCTGAAAAATCATTTCATCTCCATCTTTATGTGCTAATACTCTGTGATTCCAACTCATTTTTGTTTTATAGTTTTGTGTTTTATTGCGAGGCTTTTTATTCACTAAAAATATTAAATTTAAAATATTGATTTAACTCTTTTATTAAATTAGGTAAATTTTCTTCTTTTATGTATCTAATATCCCTATCTAATCCGTCTTTTCCTTTTTCTAAATAACTATAAATTATATCCTTCATGTTAATTTATGTATTGTTGTTATACGCTTGTTATAAAACATTTACCTCACAAAGTCTTCTATTAAGAAAATTCCTTCTCCATTAACTAAGTATCCTACATTTTTACCCATATAACTACAATGTCCAGTTATACTTAATTCACCTGTAAATCCTTTAAAGTCTTCGTTGTCTATTAACTTTATTACTTCACCAATCGGTAAACGTTCAATAACACTATCTATAATTAATGGCTTTTGTCCACTTCTTATTAAGTGCAGTTCTTCTGCTTGTTTCTCTATTATTAACTCTAGTTCATTAACCGAGTGTTCACCTTTTCCTTTGTAGTTTGTTGTTTTCATTTTGTCTTTATTTATAAAGTTCAGTTATTAATTTACGCCACTAACCATAGATTCAACGTTAACTACAAATCAATAAATTTAAAATTATTACAAACACTATGACTCCTATTACTAATCTTATTATTTCTTTTTTCTTCATGGTTTATGTTTTAATATTTACACAAATATACAGTATTTAAACTTACTAAAAAAAACATTCGTCGAAAAATTAAATAACATTATATAAAATGCATTAAAACGCCATTTTATACTTTTGTTAGCGTTCATTTTGCCAACGCTCAAAGTCTTTATCAATATCCCTAAATGATTTATCGTATTTTACAGGAGTGTTTCTAATCTCCATCAACTTAACCAATACAGCTTCGTTAATAGTTTCTACTTGCATTTTACCGTTTGATAAAATACTGTTTATAAGGTCTATTATTTCCTCATCGTTTTTTCTGTCTACAAAATTTGTACTCATAATTTTAGTTTTAAATGCCAACGCTCAAAAAACGAAACGCTAACAACGTGTATAAAAAATAGCCTATAAAGTTTTGTTATGATTATTAAAGCCTGTGTACGGGCTACATTTCATACACAAACCGTTATAAACAATAAAATTATTCACAGTATTGCTCCTTCAATCTTTTCTGCACAAAATCTAATCCGCAATTTTTATTTAGGTATTCATCAACATTTTTCGGGAAATTGAAAGTTGCTCTATCATACTCCATTACATTTTGGTAGTTCATCTGTTCCATTATTTCTTTACCTTCCTCATTTACTGAGTAGTGTTCAAAGAACCATTCGCAAAATTTATAAAATTGCTCTTTGGTCATATTCATTTTATCTATTCCAGCCATAATTTTACTATTAATAACAATGTTTATAATTAACCCTATCGGGTCGTTTCACTTAATAATACACTCAGCGTTATTTAAAAGGCGCATCTTTACACAACCCATAAAACACCAACAACACACACGCAAAGATAACTACTGGCATAATATAAAGTTTGGTTTTAAGTAATTTTTAAGGCCTTTAAAAGACTCATTAACAAATCCACGCCTACCAAGCTTAAAGTTGTTTTTAATCCAGTTAGAAGACGGTGAAAGAGCGGGATAATTAAAGTAAAAGAAGTCATCAGACGTACACATATCAAACAATGCTTGATGACTATCTCCTTTTTTAAAGATAATTAGTTTCGCAGTCTTATAAATTCCGTATTGTTTGCAATATTGATCTATTTTATCAGCTCCTTTTAAATCTAAAAATGGTTTAAATCCAAACTTTAAAGACTTATCATCTTTACCGTGCGAAATTAAAAAGCAAATGTCACCCACAAAATAATGGTTTATAAATTTAACGTGATTTACAACTTTTACGTTATTGAATTGTATTTCTGCAATTTGCTTAAACGCCTCATTCACAAAATATCCAAAATCTCCCGAATGGTTATCGTTACAAATGTTATTAAAATGTATTTCTTCATAGTTATCAACTAAACCGTAAAGCACCCTCATTTTAAATTCTAAACCGTAATCAAAAGATTCTTTATTAGTCATATTTTGAGGCAGTGCATGACCTTTTCTAGTGGTCATTCCATCAAATCCGTCTAAAAAATCACCCAAATCATCAACATACAATATATTGCTTTCTTGTTCCTGTAAAGTTACTCTTATTAATTCATCGGCTGATTTAAACAACTCTGTTTTGTTCCAAGTACGAACATACATTGTATTATTATCGGAATCTGAATCCATTCCAATATGCACATCCGTATAAGTTAACGCATCAAAATCTTTACCGTCTTTAAAATTCGAATTATCAAATGGTTTTTGTTTTTTTAAAGGGTTTATATACTTTTCAATTACGCTTTTAAAGTCAAATCCTTCAACTATTTCTAAAATGCTTTCTTTTTTAGGGGCGTATTGTATCCATTGCTGACCCGTAGTCTTTGAAGTACTTATTTTTATAACCTCAAAGTTGTCTGGAATATCTACTGGCTCACTTTGTAACTTTTCTAAAGTAGATAGCGTTTCACCATCTTTACCTTTTTTGATTTGAGTTTCTACAAAATTACGCTCGTTAGGTTTGCATCTTAATAATGTTATTGCGTCTTTCTGTTCTTCAGATACCATGTACCTTGCATTTGATCCGTCATTTCCATCTTCTTTAACCACTAGACCCAAATAAACAGCCTCTTTTTTTGTCAATCGTTTTCTTAATTTCAAATTATTGGTTTTAAGTTTTACAAATATAATACTAATATTTTAATAAATACGTTTTATTTTTAAAAAGGTACATCATCTTCTTTAAGAAATGCATCTTTTGCACTTATTTTAGGGACAGGTTTTTTATCTTCTTGAAATTCTGGTTTTATTTTAAAGATTTCATTTAAAGGATTATATTTTTTTTTAATTTGTAAAATTACGTCATCCTCCTTTTCACTGCTCATTCTATAACCCACGTCAATTGTCGTAGGATTCCAATAAATAACCAAAGGGTTTTCCATTTCCGTGGTATTACCTCCTGTATGTTTATTTCTGACGTTATCAACAGAAAACTCATTTTCATTTTTACCACGTCTATTAATATAATAAGTAAATGATGCTTTGTTAAGATAATGACCACCTTCACCGCTGTAACTTGTAACGTCTTCTTTGCTTCTTTGAACTGACATAATAGGGTGTTGTGAGGCGTGAATACTGCAATATTTTTTAGTAAAGTTTAACATTTTTCTACCTGCTACTTTACCGTCTGTATGGTCGTTACCTGTATCATCCCAACCAAAACTAAAAGAGTTAACTGGATCAATAACTAATCCATGAACATCAACACCACTATGTATAATTGATTTAGTCACTTCAGTGGCTGTCTTAATATCCTCAACCTCTATAAAATAAAAATGTTTGTCAACCCATTTACTAGCTTTGTTGTAAAGCTCTCTATCTTCTTTGTAAACATCTTTTGGAAATCTGCCTAGCAAATATCCCATATAATTTAATTTTACGCTCCATTCGCTATTTTCCTGAAATGCAACTACCCATATTAAATTGTTAACTATGCTGTACATTATTTCTAAACATTGATGTATAGTTGTTTTTCCGTCTCCTTTTTTACCAGTCATTAAATAAAACTCATTCTTTTTACACAAAAAATGATTATCTAAATCACTTATTCCACAAGAAAACCCATGCGGTATTCTGCCAGTAACAAAATCCTCAACATCTTTGTTAATGGTTTCAGATTTAATAATATACTTTTTATAGTCAAAATCATTATCGTCTTTTAAAAAATCTTCTGGTTTATCTATTTCAAACATTTAACTTCTTTTATGTAATGTTAAATTAATCATTTCATCTATCTTATTTGTTACGTATTGCAAAGAAAATGTTTCTTTAAATCGCTTATAATCCATTACAATTTCCTTTCCTTCTTTATCTGTAATAGTTTCTTTTGCTAATCTATTTAATTGATTACTACATAAATCTTCGTAAAATGCTTTATAAAACAAATCTAAAGGTTTTCCTAATTGGTTAGATAATTCTTTAAAAAGCAAATCATTAAAAATAGTTGTTTCATTTTCTCTAATTTGTCCCACTAATTCCATAATATACAATTTAGCCATTACTTGGTTGTTTAAGATGGTTTTAGACTCAACCCTATTAATATAACCTAATAAGCTTTTAAGTGCGTTAAAATCCTTTTCCTCAACCTCAAACGCTCTGTATTTACCATTCTTCATAGGTGATAATTTATACAATAGTCTTTTACCACTATTTTTAACATCCCAGTACTCTTTTGAGTACTTTATTTTATCGTCGTTTTCCATATTAAAACATTGTTAATTGTTGTTGGTGTATTTTTAATCTCTTAATTGCTGCGTTGTAATATTCTGTATCTAATTCACAAGCTGTTAAATTAAAGCCTCTATTATGACAAGCAATTGCAATACTTCCAGAACCTAAATGTGTGTCTAATATCTTATCACCTTCTTTTGCGTAATTATCTAAAAGCCATTCATATAGTTTAGTAGGTTTTTGCGTTGGGTGTATTGGCTTGTCTTTCCAAATATGAGTTCTATGTATATTAACAACTCTTGTGGGGCTTTTTATGTTAGAATATGCTAATTCGCAATCAGACATTGTCAGCCCCATTTGACCCTTATACCAAACAACCCAACCTTTACTTTTTTCTAAAAATTGTGGAAAGTAATTTGCTCCCCAAATAATCTGATGTTTACTTACTCTTTTTAGTTCATTAAAATAATCTTCGTTAGGGCACTCATTATCCCAATCTTTAAAAGCATGTGCTTTTCTAATTTGAACACCATCTTTTATATCTTCTTTTTGTCCATCTATTCCAATTCCATAAGGCGGGTCTACAATAGCTAAATCAAAGTGATTATCTTCATACCTTGCCATTAATTCCATGTTGCACTCGTTTGTTATATTTATCATAATTATTTGTTTTTAACTGTATCTTATTTTTTTCGCTTCTGGATAAACTTTTACTATTGCTGGTTGTTTACGCATCCAATGAGGAAAATGTTGCTGAAATTCTTTTTTATTATTGTGTATCTTTTTAGATTGATCTAAACTGTTTAAAAATAAACCTAAATATTTTCTTAAAGTTAAAGAACGAACTTCTTTGTTGTCTACTTTTAAGAACTCTTTACAAATAGAGTCTACAAATATACTATCTTTAAAAAGCTGATTAGCATAAACTTTGTATTTTTCTCTGTGTTCTAAAAAAATGTTGTTGATGGTTTCATCTTCTACTTCATCTTCATCTTTCTCTTTCTCTTTTACTTGTACTTTCTCTTCCTTGGGGTTGGTTGTAGGGTTAGTCGGTGGGGTAGTCATAGGGTTACCCTCTAGGGTGGTCTTGCTTGCTCGTTTCCAGCCTTTTACACTGCTTTCTATTGCGTGTTTTTGACTAGAATAACATAAATTAACTATAAAATTTAATTCTGTTGGGTCTTCGTCTAAAAATTGCTTGTCTATAATTGATAATAAAAATGCAAGTTTATCAGCATCTTTATCTAGTTCGTTTAAAACATCAAAATAACTTCGCAGAAAATTAAACGCTTTTCTTTTAGTTGGTTTCTCCATAATTATCTGATTTTTTATTATTACACTTTTGACAAAGAGATTGTTTGTTTTCAATATTATCAGAACCACCTTTAGATAGTGGTTTAATATGATCTATCTCTAAAAACATTTCACCGTTATGTAGAGCTTCTTTTCTATTCCATTTAAATGGAATAATAAATAAAAGACCGCAATAGCAGCAGCTAAAATTATCTCTTAAATAAACCTTAAAACGATGTTCTTTATTTTTATTTTTAGCCATTAAGATTCTATTTTATTAGTTTTTTTTATAAAATAATCGTAATTCCCTTTCAGCTCAATAGTTTCTTCTAGTGATTTTTTAAAGCAATCTTCTCTGTAAAGCTTATTCTTTTGCTCCCACCATCTATAACCTGTAAAGTTTTTAATTTTTGATTTCATAATTTATTTTTTAATTGTTATTTCTTCGTTAGTCAATTCGAAAATAAAGTTTTGTAATTCATGCAAGTAGTCTTTAAAACTTATTAGATTATCGTTAAAATAAACAGCTACTTGTTCGTGTGTACATTCAAGTTTTATTGCTTTATGTATTTTATGCTGATAAATTAACCTAGTTCCAAATCCTACAAACTCAAATTCATCATCGCTTAATTTTAAATTCCAATCTTTTGTTAGTGGTATTGGCTCAAAACGATTTATGCCTGCACTTATTTTTTTAGGCTCAAAAATAGAGTCATATCTATAAGCTTCTACTGTACCTTCGTTATTTTTAAAACTGCCATTAGTAAAGGAATAAACACTTCTTACCCTAACTAAAACACCGTCTATTATTAGATAATTTCCAATCCTTAATTCTTGTACTTCCATAATTTAGTTTAATGCTTTGTTAATTGCTTCGTCTGCCTTTTTTATGGTTGTACTTAATTTAGCACTTTCTAAGCCGTTAATACACTCAATAGCTTGGAATAATTCATCTGCAACCAACTGCAAAGCCTTTAACAACTCTGGCGCTGCTGCTATTAGTTTAGCGTTTGCTCTGCCCTCTTCGGTTGATGGATCGTTTAAATCATAATGTTTATAGTGTTTTACTTCCGCAATTCTTAAACCATTACAGCTAATGTAAGTTTCTGATTCGTAAGAATAATCTGCAATCCAATCATCTTGTGTTCCTTTAAATTCCATAATTTTATAATTTATTTGTGTTTATATTAATAAAAACCATATTGCAACGGCAAGCTGTAAGTACCAAGTACTCAATAGTCAAGTAATTTCTTGTCATATTACCTTCTTCATTTATACATTTTGCTATATCTTTTAATGCTTGTGATTTGGCTTTAGACGATTCCATCCATCGGGGAGACTTGTGAAATCTTTGACTTAAACATTTATCGTGTTTCTGTATTTGTAAGTTCATTTTGTATCTTTAATTATTGTTCTGCAAACATACAACTAATTTAATTAATAATAATCATAAAAAAGTTTTTTTTATTGAATTGTTCTATGTAGATTTGCACATCAATAATAATTAAATACATAAATAATGAAGGAATTACAAAAAAAGAAACAGGAATTAAATAATGAATCAGAAATTTTAAACACTATTATAGGTGTAGGATTTATGGCTGTCATTATAGTATTTGCATTTGCTGCTTTTTGTTTAATGCTGCAAAATAAATAATTATGAAAATAAAGAAAATTAAGGGAGAAAAGTATTCAAGAGAAAGTTTTGAAGGCTACAAATTAAGAGCAAGAGCTGCGTTTCGAACAACTACAGAATTACATTATGTTGATATCTATACAACCGAAACCGACGAAGAAAAGATTTGGCATGATATAATGGATCTTAAAACAGATAAAGTAAAATCATTTAGCATAACACACTTGGCTACAAAAGAACAAAACGACTTATCTTCAATTTTTATAGACGAGTTGTTAAATTAATTACGAATATATTTAAAAAACTAAAACATGACTGATACAATATTAAGATTAGAAAATAATCAAAAATTACTAAATTACAACAGAAAAAATATAGAACAAATTAATTCAGCAAATCTTCATTCTGGATATAATATTGTACCTGTATCGCCTTTAGTTAAATTAAGGCGTACTTTGTTAAAAGAACGTCAAACTATACTTGACACTTTGTTAAAAGACGTTAACGGTGCTATTATAGATGTTAACAACGATTTAAAACTATTCTAAATGGAACTATCACTTTTAAAATTTACCGACATACTGTTTGCTGAAAAGCCTCAAGTAAAATATAACAAAATAACATTGAATACTCAAGATATTTTCCTTATATTTGACTATAATTTACAGGTCTTTGAGTTTTTCGATATTTTTGGAGAGGCATATAAAGCTAGTAAATACCAGTTAGAAATGACTATTAATTATTTAAATAAGATTAAAGAGAATGGTGTCAGTAACAACTAAATACAAGTATCGTGAAGCGTTATCAATTATTAAAGATGATTTTTACGACGAAGATGTTAAGAAAAAGTATCGAGCAATAGTAAAAGAATATTTAACTAAAAATAAATAAAAAATGAACAAATTACAAATTAAATTAGAAAGACTAGAGTTAATGTTAGTCGAAGATGGTTACAATGAAGCTAATATTGTTTTACAAACTGTTATAGATATGCAAAAAGAAGCTATTAATTATACAGGTTGTTGTACGGAGTTAAAGGATAAGGGATCAATGACTTTTGAAGGATATTTAATATACAAAAACATACTAAAAGATAAGGGTAAATACTTTTTAAACGGGCAGGAAGTTGACGAGTTTGCAATAAATTTTATGTACAATGAACTAATTAACTAACCCTTTAATTATTTACAACAACCATATAACACCTATAAAGATTAAAACAATTAATAAACAAACATAAAAATAAAATGGAAGATAATTTAAAATTATGGAATACAGTTGAAAAAACTAATCCAAAGTACACAAAAAAAGCAAAGGTAGGGGGAATGAGTATTACCTCAATTGCACCACAGTTTCAAATAATGAATGCTACAGAGCAGTTTGGTAGTTATGGTAAATCATGGGGTTTTAAACATATAGATTTAGATTACTCTATAACAAACACTCCTATTACTTTAAGCGTTACCGATTACCACACGAAGGTAACCACAGAAATAAATTCAATACTTGGTTTAGTTGGTTTTAAGGCATTGTTTTTTTATCCTGATGGTGAGTTTCAAATAACAAATTCCATTAAGATTTTTACAGATAATAAGCACTCTAAAATAGATGACAACTATGCAAAGAAATTAGAAACCGATGCATTGACAAAAGCTTTATCAAAATTAGGTTTTAACGCAGATATATTTTTAGGTAAATTTGATGACGTAAGATATGTTGATTCTATTAAAAATGATTTTAAAACAGATGCAGAAAAAGCTGAAGAGTTAAAAGAAATTGAAGACGCTAAAAAAGCTGCTGAAGATAGAAAACCAGCTATAAAAGATTCTCAATTTAAATCTGTTATAGAGTCAAAAAATAAAGCACACGCAAAACACTTTGTAGAAAACTTTAGAATGTCAGATGATGAACGCACACAATTAAAAAAACTTTTATAATGGGGAAAAGTTCAGAGGCATTTATAAATATGCGAGAAAAAGAATATACAGTTAACACCACCTTTAAAGTTATAGGTGGTGAACTTCACGATATAGAAGAGGCTTTAAGAAGAGAAGTTAGCGTGATTGATTTTAAGATTATAACCGACACAAACGACTTATACCAAAGAGATGAGCATTTTAGAAAGCTTATTAAGATAGAAAAAAACGCAAGAGTTGCGAAGGAAAAGTATATAAATGATAAAAACTAAATAATGATTACCGACGAAAAAATGAGGGATCTAGGTTTTAAAAAAATAAGAACCCATAAAATTAAACAAACAGGTGTTAGCTGTTTTTGTTGGGAAAAATGCGGATTCATATTAACTATTGAAAAAGATTTAGGATCTAATTTTAACGATAGTGTTTTTATGCCAACATTAAGAGTTGAGTTTGCTATTTGGTTTTTTAAAGAAATTAAAGATATTAAAATATTATTGAAAGCATTAAGTATTAACTAAAAAAAGTCCTTTAATAAGGCAATATAAACATGATAGAAGACGAAATACAAGGAGAAAATGAAGATCAATTAATGGATTTAATGGGCATTTATGGAGAAGAAAATTTAATTAAATATTTATCAGAAAGTATTTTAAATAAAGAAAGAGTTTTAAGAAGGTATTATAAAAATTTAAACGAATAAAATATGAAATTAACAGGAGAATGTAAAGTATATTTTAAGCGATGGTATTTAAAAAAAGAATACTGTAAATTATCTATTTCTGAATACGGAGAGGAAACGGTTTGGAAAATGTTTATTACAATGGATAATTCTTTTAAATACGGAGTACTTGTAGACTTCTTTGATAGTGTAGGGATTAATGTAGTTGATGATATAGATAGTTGCGCTAATGATTTTAGGTATTTATCTAAAGTTGATTTTAAATATATTGACGCACACAATACAAGACCAGAAGCAAGAGATGCAGTAATAGAAAAAGCAAACGAAATACATAATCAACGCTAAAAACTAAATGGAAGAAATACTTGAAAAAATATCGGATTTAATCGAAACTTATGAAAGCGGATTATGGCAAAGTGTAGAGAATTTAAGAGTAATGCAAAGAGAACTTTCTGCTAATATTTATTATCTTACAA